ATTCCCAACAACAGACCCGACCGGCGTCGATTTGCGCGAAGTCTACGTCAAGGGAAGCGACCAAACCAACATCAACCAACTGCGCAGCCTTGCTCGGTCTCGGTTTCGTCGGCAACGATTCAAAATCGAGGCATACGACATCGAGGTTTTGCAGTCGGGAGCGTGGCGCTACGGTCGCGACTATTTCCTCGGCGATCTTGTCGAAGTCGATGCGCAGACCGTTTCCCCATTGACGCGCAAGGTGCAAGCGGTGTCATTATCGATGACGTCGCAAGGAGTCGAGGAGGTGCGCATTGACTTGGCTGCAATCTGATGAAGCGCAATTGATGCGTGACCGCATGAGTACCGCAGAGCGTCGTGACGATGCGGTGTTCATCTCATTGACTCGCACAGGTACTCTTAACATTACTACGGCCGGCACAATTGTTACATGGCAAGCTGTCATAGACAGCGGCGGAGACATGACTGTATCGGGCTCGTCCATCACCGTGCCCATCGCTGGCTATTATTTGATTCAGGTTATCGGCGCACTAGACTCGGGCAACAATGTTGCTGGCGACATCGTCGACAACGGCGTGACCGTGTGCACCATGACCGCAGGCACCGCTCGAGACCACAAGTTCTCGCATAACGTCGTGCGATTTTTCAAAGCCGGGGACGTTGTCCAGTACCGAGCAACGACCAGCGGAAGCAACCGCACGCTACAGGTCACAACCGAAGACAGCGACAGCGAATCGCCTATATTTCACATGGTGCTGCTATGATTTTTCGCATCTACGATCCACAGAACATCACGTATGCGTACTTCGATGAGTACGGGGAAGAGTACGCAGTATTGCCCGACGGTGCCGACGTCGAAGAGCGTCCGTACACCGAAGGGCAAGCAATGCAGGCACTTCGCACAGAACGCAATCTAAGGCTCGTTAATTCAGACTATACGCAATTGCCCGATGTGACACTTACCGAGGCTCAGGTCGAAGCGTGGCGCGTCTATCGTCAAGAACTGCGAGACATCACCGGAAACATCGTCTGGAATGTGACGACGTGGCCAGCGAAACCGTAGTATAATGACAACATTGCCGCGGTGTCCTATTCTTGGCAGAACTGCATCGCGGTGATACAATGAAGATGTCGTACGCGGTGCCTTTCCCGCAGACGGTCATCTGCATCAACGCCGCTCCATCACGGGGCGGCGTTGGTGTATGCAAAGAGCCCCGCATCGATTAAGATGCGGGGTCTCTTTGTATCTGCTGTTTGCGCAATGGTTGCCGTTAGGTGCACGCTCGTCAACCATCGTGCCGGTCGTCACCGAGCAGAGCGGACAGTCGGGCTTGATTACGATATCTAATGACCGGCTGTTGTTGCACCTTCATTGTAGCATTGCAGAAACTCGTCAAAAACTCATCAAAGATAGGAGTTGACAAGATGAATGCGTATACGGTAATATAGCGATGTGGGCATTTGTTACACAGAAAGGCATGGCGATGGAGAACTATTATCTGATTTGGCTGTTTGCAATGAAGGCAGCCACGTACCGCGTCAAGATTGCGACACGTCAGCGCAACGCATCGGCCACGTACACCAACGAGCAGGCTATGGAGTTGGAGCAGTCAATCCGTCGCATGGTGCAAAAGACGTGGATTGGCTCAATCACAGTGACCGCACCGTGTGGCTGTTCGTTCACCTTCGAGAAGACCGAGAGCCACGTCGATGCCATGTGTGATACGCACTGGGTCGGCTCAGTCTTCAACGGTGATATCGATGAATAAGCCAACGATTGACGCTGACCTGATGCAAATCAGCGCAGAGGTTCGCGAGTTGCGCCAACGGTTGTTTGTGTACCTGACGATGCGAGAAAAAGAACGGTACACCGCACTGATGGCGAGGATGGCGCAGTTACACCGGGTTATCGAGCAACGCAAGAAAGAGCATGAGGAGGGCCAGCGATGAGCAACACCAAACGCCGCATTGAACGACAAGAACTCACTGACCGGATCGCGATTATCAACGACCGCATACGCACGCATCTGTCGCAAGCGCAACGTGCGGACACGCACTTTGATGCGCACACACACTACGAAGATATTGCCACAATGGCGAAAACCGCACAGTCTATCGTGAAGCAAATCGAGCAAATTGACACCATGCCAGTGCAGGAGCAAATGCTGTGAAACAGACACACATCAACAACATCAAAGAGTACGCAGTCGAGGCAGAGCGGGCGCTGGTCGACATCAAAGGGATGATTCTGTTGTACCGCAACCATCCCGACGAACTGAGGCACTACGCTCTGCAACAATTGGTCGGCGAGCTCTACACCAAGACCTGCGCCATGCTCTACGAGTCCAGCATGATCAGCGACGAAGAAATCAAAGAGGGCAAGCGATGACCACGGTGCTTGTCGGTGTGGTCTTGATGGCTGCGGTGTTCATGCTGAGCACCGCCATCGTTGAAAGGTGGAAGTGATGCCTGTTTACGTTGTTTTTGGCGGACTGATTGCAGTGATTGTAGGATGGCTGATTTTCGGATACGTGATTATATACGGTACTAGGGTTCATCAACTAGCATTGTTATTGTTTGCTTTGATGATTTTTGTGACTCTTTGGATATTTCAAATATAAATCACCATCGTTGAAAGGTAGAAGTGATGATTCTGGTAAAGCTTACTATTCGATGGACGGAAGGAATCTACACCCCGTGCCTTATGGCGGTCAAAGAAAAAGACGAGAAACTTTCGCCGGGAATACACGAAAGAATCTTTCATTATCTCGGCAGCAAAAACGACATTTACAAGGGATACAAGACCGAGGATTGGGAGATTGTCGACATCGAGCGCATCATCGACACATCAGCAGAAAAGAGCAAGTAATGCCCCGCTTAGAACTGTACTACCGATGGCTCACGATGCGCGTCTGGGTTCGCTCGATGGGCCACTACTACGAAGTCGAAGCCGAGCACGCTGATGGATCTGCCAGCATCAAACTTTGCTATACCCGTGATGATGCGGTGGCGTACGTTGCCCAGTTGCGCAAAGAAGGGAACCGCAAAGAATGCCAATTCTGACATGGGTGCGCGATGGCTCACGCATCAAGGCAACGCATAAGACGAAGTCTCGCACCTTCGTCTTCACCTGTGCCATGACCTACGCAGGACGGTTCCGCGTCGACGTCTTCACACAGGAAACCAAAGCACAGCACGCATACACCTCGGACACCATCGAAGGTGCAATGCGGATAGCGGAGCAATTCGCAGCGAAGAGGCCGAAGATATGAAATACAACCCCGAGAGCGCAGAGCGGTACGTACAGGGTCGCGGCGAAGAGTTCCGCCGCGACCTCTTCGACAAAACCATGACCCAGCGCGTAATGGCAGAGAAGCACGGAACGACGCAGTCTTGGATATGCATACTGCGCAAAACCTTGGTTCCTCGGGAGCAAAGACGCAGTCCGCACGAAGTCACCCCGGAATTGCTCGCTGCGTTCAAATCATCGGCCACTTCGAGGAAGCTCGCTAAGCGGTTCAAGATTTCGTACAACACGTTGGAGCGCTTACGTCGACGGCACATCGGTACAAGGATTTCCAAAGAGTTACGTCTGACACCGTCGGCAATGGCGCTTCTTCGGTCAAAGTTTAGCAATGTACGCGTGGGCAAAGCGCTGGGCTATCACGCGGCAACCGTGTGGGAGTGGCGCATCAAACTGGGCATTCGCAAACCGACGGTCAAGACCGTGATTACCGAGGAGCAACGCGCAATCCTCAAAGAGTGCGCATCACGGTACGAAGCGGCCAAGCGTCTCGGTATGTCGGTTGACCGCATCAAACGTTGGCACTTCTTAGTACAGGAGGGATACCTATGATTCACCGAGACGACCTTCGCTATACGGACGACGTCATAGCGACGCTACAGAGTAGCAACCCACTGTGGTACATCGCCAATGCGCTCAACATCGACATCGCAGATGTGAAGTACCACTACGCCGAAGTGATGACCATGAGCCACAAAGGCACCGTGTTGCCACTGCGCAACGATGACACGCGGTTGACCAGCTTTCGACGGCCTCAGCGACCGTATGCCAAGTCTGCAATGATGCCACGCGATCCGCAATGGTACAAAGAGCGCACCGTGACCGAGATTGCCAACGAGCTCGGGCAGGAGCTCACCTTCGTCAAGAGCTTTGTGTACCGCTGGGGATACAAGACGAAGCGAGCCATCAATGGGACACGGTACCGCACCGAGTGGCCAACAGACCCGGCGTACTACGCTGCTCGCACTTCGCACGAGATTGCGCACGAACTTGGTCTATCTGTAACCACTGTGCAGCACCACACGCGAAAACACGGCATCAAACTACATCGAGCATACCGCTTCATTGA